GGCTTATATACCAGTTTCAGCGTTTGCGCTACCACCGTAAGTGTTGGCTGAGTTTTGTACCCCACCACCATCAGATGGGTCTGCAACAATTGCTCTATTGTCAAATGCGTTAGTACCTTGACGACTCCAGTAGTGATATGCGAAAGTTACCTGACATGTAACTATATCACCATCAGTACCTACGTTATAATCAAGGGCTCCTACTTCAGTTGGGTATATACCCCATAAAACATACTGGTCGTGGGATGCACCCATCTGATCAAACAAACTGAGCACCATATAAGCATCATTACTACGTACAATACTACCAGCGGTTGTTCTATCATCAAATACTGCTGTTGTCCAGTCTTCAAATATACGACGGATGTTCAATTGTTGATCCAATCTGAATGTAACCGGCCAGGCATCGCTTCCTGTATATTTCGCGTTACCTGGTAAGTTGAAATCAACACCATGGAAGTTAACCGGTACATTGTTGATGTTTCTCTGAGGTAGAGTTGTGCTTTCTACAAGCAGCTTGTTCTCAAGGTCGTTTATACCTTCCGGTACATCTTGACCGAAGCCGGTACTAATACTAGTAACCCTGAATTGATGCTGTCTTGCTACTTCACGTACAATCAAATTGTCGTAAAAGTGTTCTATATCATAATCTGTTATATCTGCCATAAGTTGTTTCTCCTATTAATATTTATTCCTCCTATTGATTATCCAATCAACTCTGAGAAGTTTTGGTCCGTTCTTGTTGCGTAAAAGTTAACAAGAATAAATTCTGCTGCTCTTACTGGTTTAATGTATATATCAACAACGAGCTCATTACTATCAATGACCGCTGGAGGGTTGTTACGTTCGTCACATACAATCAGATAATCATACATTCCTTGAGTGCTTTTCACTCGCTGGAATATAGGTGTGAGTACCGCGAGTATGTTCTGACGTGTACTGAATGTATTAGGTTCAAATACGAAGTATTTAATGGTCTTCCGAACTGCCTTTTCAAGGTATAAGAACATCCGGCGGACATTGATTCTATCAAATGCACTAGGCTTAGCTTGTAATGTCTTTTGACCGAAGATTACATAACCGTCTCCGGGGAAGAATGCAATTGGATTCAAACCGATTTTGTAGAATTGGTCTCTTTGCTTTTGGTTCGGTCTGATCGCGACTTCTAGCGCGTTAGTTATTAAACCTCTAGTGAAGCCTGCTGGTGCAAACCATGGCTGATATACTGAATCGTTTCTTGCAAATGCAGCGCCGATCACACCAGATGGGCATGTCCAGAAATTCTTGTCGGTCAATGAATCATACTGTTTTAGCCAGTTACCGTAACTAGCGGCATAATTCGTATTCACCGTACCTATTAAATGTTTTAACGGGTAAAATACATGCTGACTAAAGTTTTTAGTTGAGTCTTTCATAGTGACACCGTTCCTACCTTGTACAAATATGTAACGTAGTGGGTCTAGTATTGTCATGTGATCTTTTCTTCTGTTCTGCGCGAAGATAATAAATGAATTAGCAACAGCTTTCCATGAATTTACCACTTCTGCTCCATCCCATGTAGCTACACCTTGTAAACCGGTCCAATCCTTCGCATCTCCGGTGCTGCTGGCTAATGTGTTACCTGCGAGCCCGGTGACATCTAGAACAACTTCGTCATCATACGCGACATTTATATCAACATCTTCCCTGTAAGTGAAGTCACCATCAGCTTCTGCTTGAAATACTGATTTAGATTCACTAGCGTCATGCTGCGCTACGGTCTCGTAACCTTTAGCTTCCAGGTATGTGTATAAATCCATCCACTTCTCTTCTTCTTGCTTGTACTGTACGTATGTATTAATTGTACTCAGACCTGCGTCAAGTGTTATATCTAAGTCATACTCGTCGAGGTTTTGAAGTTTTTCAAAATTACGCTCGATCTTCGCCACGATACTCCCTATACTCTTCTTAGAGCTTGCTGGGACCTCTTCTTGATAACTACCGATTGCCCATGCAGAGCGTTGCGCTACCGGGTGAAACGTGATAGTAGTGTTAGGTACATTCGGATTATCCGTATCAGTTAGAAATGTACCGGCTTTTTCTGAGATCTCTTTATTTACATATACAGATAGTAACGAGCTTGCTGTATCAATGGTCTCGAGATAGAAGCTTTTCGGTTTACCACCGTTTATGTTCGCTGTTTGTTTGTATGCGTCTAAGCTACCTATATGACCTTCATCTAAAGAGAAGTCCAACATTGTAGTATCTGTTGCGTATATACTCTTTCTAAGTTTAAAGACGCCAATACCGATCGTGTCTTTATTCTCTTCATTCGCAATATCGAATGATGTTATATTCTCGAAAACTTCACTTAAACTTCCTTGAGCACCAGTTACTGTATGTGCAGTCGTTTTGAAGTTTAACCTAGCTTCAGGAGTGTCAAAGTATGTACCAGCGTTTCCAAATGTTTTTAGCCCGGTTAATGAATCAAACTGCGATAGTGCTTCAGTGCTTCCATCGGCAATAGCGAATTGGTTGTTGTCGCCAAAAGCGATATAATAGCCTTGGAAATATGTATCAATCGTGGTTTGTGCTTTGTTTACTAAAATCATACCAGAATATTTGATTCTTTTCTTGAATTCAGACAGTAGTCGCTTACCATTTTCATCATATAATGAATTGTCAGTCACTGTTGCGTCTTTATATGCTGGCAGATCACTAAACTTCAAGGCTGTTAAGATCTCAGCTTTTTTAGCACCAGCTGCCATTACAGTTGGGTCTGTATAATCAACATTGCCAACTGCATCTAGAGGTAATATACAATTCTCTTCAAATTTAATTTTACCATTTTTTAATGCTTGATACTCTTCAG